AGGCATCTAACAGTTGATGACTGACCTCATCCCCTTCTCGATGACGCACATCCGCAAGCACAGGAACAAAAGCTTGGGAAAAAGCGCCTTCCGCCGTTAAGCGTCTAAAAAAGTTTGGAATTTTAAACGCAATAAAAAATGCATCGGCCTCTGCTGAGGCGCCAAACCAACGCGCAATCAGCACATCGCGCACAAACCCCAGCACGCGAGAAATGAGTGTCATACCGCCTACCGTTGCCGCACCACGAATTAAGCGCTTAAGATTCACGCTCACCCCCAAAAACCCAGTGAAAGGAAGTTAAGCTTACGCAGAAGTTCGTTATGAAGGAAGGGGGTTGCGAAAAACAATCCGTAACGCATTGATTAAACCCTTTTCTTCAGGTAAAAAATAAAGTTGGGAACGCTAAAAACGAGCAAAGCGAGGCTTTTAGAGGTTCCCTATTGCATCACTCAGATGGCACTAATCGTAAGCGTTTTACCTGCGCTCACGAGTTGGGGCATTATGTGGCACGCATCGAATCAGCTAATTTAGAAGAAAATCTAGACATCAGCGCTTATGAATATGTCGACTTAAGAGGCTCACTAGCAGCAAACGGTACAGACCCAGACGAAATTTTTGCCAATGCTTTTGCAGCTAACTTACTCATGCCTGAAACAGAAGTGAATAGGGTAAAATCTGCCAGCATCTTCGAGATGTCTCAATACTTTGGTGTTTCAAATGAAGCCATGATGTATCGACTCAAAAACCTAGGTATCGCATGAGCAACGAACCCAATTCTCCCTTGTCTCAATTAGGCAAAATTGCCTCCCAGTCAAAGCCTGAAGACCCATTATTGCAACAAACCATTAACGATAAAACACAAGACAGAGTCTTAAAAAAGCTTTACGGACAATGGTTCATCAGCATTCTAATTGGTCAGCTTGTCGTGATGAATCTGGTTTTCATTGGTGCAGGACTCAAATGGATTGAATACAGTCAGTGGCAACTCGACCTATACATGACAGGGACGCTGTTAGAAGTCTTTGGTATCGTATTAATTATTACAAAAAACCTATTCCCAAATAGCGAAAAAGCTAAGTCTTAACCCATTTCTAAACCCCATTAAAAGAAATCCCCACCCCTAAACCCTAAACTACCTCCTAACCACAGGAGGTTTTTTATGTTCAAACAACGAATTTCTGCTGTTTACACAGCAATCATCGGCACCCGCATGTTGTCGTGGTTAGCCATCAGTATAGCACTCACAGCTGCCATTTACCTTGTTGCCCCGCATCAACTGCAAGTAACACTGTACAAGCTATCACTCATCACCACCGCCGCATGGCTTGGTTACTGGATCGACCGCAGCCTCTTCCCTTATGCGCGACCCGATGTCATCGGTAATGCTATGGAAGATGCCAAAATCCACACTACCGAAGCCGTCCATGAAATGAACCATGCCGCCATGCGTCGCGCGATCATTATTGCCGCTTGTGTGATTGGCGCAGCCTTGGGTGCTTAAGTCATGAAAAAGACGTTTAACCCACCACAAAAAGCCATTGCCCAGTTACTGCTGGGTTTTGTCGGGGTGATGATCATCTGTAATTTGTTATCATTGGTTGCCTTTGCCTTTGCCGATGGCATCCCAGCCGATGCCAATCAATACAAACGCCAGCTCATCCAACAATCTCACTTCGCCTGGGGACTCAATGCCCCCGTCGCAACCTTTGCCGCGCAAATTCACCAAGAATCTGGCTGGAATCCCAATGCGAAAAGCAATGTTGGTGCGCAAGGTCTCGTACAGTTTATGCCTTCAACCGCTAAATGGATTGCAGGCGCTTATCCCGATACGCTTAGTGACAATCAACCCCACAACCCAACCTGGGCATTGCGTGCCTTAGTCACCTACGACAAATGGCTATTTGACCGCACTAATGCCACTAATAGCTGCAACCACTTTGCCAAAGTCCTATCCGCCTACAACGGCGGTTTAGGCTGGTTATATAAAGATGAAAACCTAACCAAGCGTAATGGTGATGACGTCAGCTACTGGTGGAACAGTGTCGAAAAATACAACTCAGGTCGAAGTGCCGCCAATTTCAAAGAAAACCGCGACTATCCCCAACGCATCCTAACCCGTCACGAACCCGCTTACATTCAAGCAGGCTGGGGACAAGGGGCGTGTCATGAATAGCGTCATCTTTGCACTGGTATGCACCATTGTTTTTTCCTATGGTACATACAGCTATCAAGCCAACAAGTATCGGGCAATCATTAGCGAGCTAAACAGCCAACACCAGCAAGAAAAAGCCCAACTCAACCAACTGGCTGCCGAGCAAATCAATGCCGCCGCTCAAGCGTACATAGCGCAGCAACAGCAAGCCAACAGCGCAGCCGCCGAGTTAGAGCAAGTCAAAGCCAAGCTAACCAATACCGCCAAAACCCTACAACAAAGGAATCAAGCCAATGCCAAGCTTAAACCTAGCAACCCTAATGCTGCTATTTGTCTTAGCGACACTGACATCAGCCTGTACAACGACGCCATCACCTTTGATCGTCTCCCCATGCTACCCGCCGCAGTACCCAGCCAACTTACTGCACCGCCCACTACCTCCGACCTTATTGCCAACCACATCGACAACAGCCTCAGATGCACCGCCATCGAAGCCCAACTCAACCAACTCATTACCGTGATTGAACAAAAACAAAACAAGGAAACCCCATGAATATCGACATCAATATCGGCACGGTGCTACTGGTTGGCTTCCAAATGCTACTCGCCTTATTGGGCTGGTTCGCCTTGCGTTCCGTTAAAGGCATCGACGACCAACTACAAGGTATCAACAAAAAAGTCGACAACACCAATACCGAAATTCACCGCCTAGACAAAGACCTAATGAGCTTAAAAGCCGAACTGCCACGCGACTACACCCGACGTGAAGATTTCATTCGGACGATCGGTGGCATCGATGTCAAAATCGACAACGTCCTACTCAACCAACAGCGTCTGCTCAATATCAATACAGGAGTTAAAGCATGAATAACATCCCAGCCATGATGGCAAAAGAACGCCGTGAATCCATTCGCTGGCATATCCTATCTCTGTCTAACTTCAGCCGTCCGATGGGTATCAATACCAGCACATTGCACAACGTCATCAAAGGGACTTATCAAGATTTAAGCCACTTAGAAGTGCGTCAAGAAGTGGACTACTTAGAAAAACGTGATCTGGTCATCATCGAAAAAGACCCACTCGATAACTGGTTCGTTAAGCTCACCCGTCACGGTATCGACGTGGTCGAAAATACCGTTCATGTCGAGCCTGGCATTAATCGCCCACTATTAAGTCAGGTGTAATCATGTCCAAGCGCAGTAGCATCAATACACTACCGCCAGCGGTCAAAGCATGGTTAGATCAAGCCCTCATCGAGGGCAACTTCTCAGGCTACCAAGCGTTAGAGCAAACCCTACGAGAGCAAGGCTATGCCATCAGCAAAAGCAGCATTCACCGCTATGGTCAAGACTTCGAACAGCGCATGCAAAACCTCAAAATCGCCACCGAACAAGCCAAAGCCATCGTTGGCAGCTTAGACGATCAAGAAGATGCTATGTCAGAAGCACTCATGCGCTTAACGCAAGAGAAGCTGTTCACCATCCTCAATCAAACGATCATCAATGCCGATGATGACTACGACATTACCAAGGTCGCTAAAGCTGCTGCAGAAATCAGCCGTGCCAGCACTAATACCAAAAAATATGCCCGTCAAATCCGCGAAGAAGAGCGACGCAAAACCCTAGAAGAAGCCGCCAGCACCGCCGAAGCCAGCATGAAGCAGCAAGGCTTATCAGCCAACGCCATCGACGCCATCAAACGCGACATCTTAGGTATCTTGGTATGACCGATCAATACAACGAAAAAGAAGTCCTGCTGCCATACCAAAAAGCATGGATTAGCGACACTTCCCAGCTCAAAATTGCCGAAAAATCCCGCCGTACAGGCTTAACCTGGGGCGAAGCCGCCGATGCCGTACTCGCCGCCAGTGCCGATAAAACCGCTGGTGGTACCGACCATTTTTACGTTGGCTCAAACAAAGAAATGGCGGTAGAGTTCATCGACGCTTGTGCCATGTGGGCTAAGGCATTTAACAAAGCTGCCAGCCAAATTTCAGAGGATATTTTCAAAGACGAAAACAAAGACATCCTCACCTTTACCATCTACTTCACCAGTGGATTCAAGATTCAGGCATTAAGCTCCAACCCAACCAATATGCGCGGTCGTCAGGGCAATGTCACCATCGACGAAGCCGCCTTTCACGACCGACTTAGCGAAGTACTCAAAGCCGCACTGGCACTCACCATGTGGGGCGCAAAAGTGCGCATCATCTCCACCCACAACGGCGTTGATAACCTATTTAATGAACTCATCACCGACAGCCGAGCAGGTAAAAAAGACTATTCAGTTCACCGCATCACCCTAGACGACGCCTGCGAGCAAGGCTTATACAAACGAATTTGCCAAGTATCAGGTAAAACCTGGTCACAAGCCGCTGAAGACCAATGGAAAGCAGGGCTACTCAAAAACACCGCAACGCCTGAAGATGCTCAGGAAGAATACTACTGCGTACCCAAACAAGGCGGCGGGGCTTACATCAACCGCTTACTCATTGAAAGCCGTATGGTAGATGCGCCTGTTATTCGTTACACAGGCACAGAAGCATTCAACACCTGGCCAGAGCATATCCGAATGCCCGAAATTGACGACTGGTGCAAAGAAACGCTATTACCACACTTGCTCAAGCTACCATCAAATCTTATGCACGCCTTCGGTGAAGACTTTGCCCGTAGTGGCGACTTAACCGTCATAGCCCCCGTAACCATCGAGCAAAACCTTGTTAGGACAGTGCCGTTTTTGGTTGAACTCAAAAACCTACCATTCAAAAACCAAGAACAAATCCTGTTCTACATCGCCGACCGCTTACCTCGCTTAATCGGCGGTAAACTCGATGCCCGTGGCAACGGTCAATACCTTGCCGAACAAGCAAAATTCAAATACGGCTCAGGACGTATTGAGGAAGTCATGCTTTCACAAAGCTGGTACCTATCCA